ACCCTTGATTGATGTAGTTGATTCTTATAACCCGTAAGATCAACCCGCGGCCAGGGTGATGACTGCCCTGACAACATTATCTCTGGACCAGCTTGGCGCCCAAACAGTGCCTCGCTTTCTGCCCTTAATCTTGCAACCTCATTCCTTCTGCTGGAAGAAAGGCCACTTGTGCCGTAGAAGGTCCGCCCTGCCGCCCAAGCTTCCCTCCCGCCGGGCTGGTATGGAATGTTAAAGGTTGTTTGTCCTGGCTTGTAAGGGCCTGTGTACGAAGTCTGCCCAGCTGCTGGTAACGCCAGTGTGCGGTTCAGCTCTCCAGATGTTCGTGCGCCTGAGGGGTAAAGCCCCATTTGCCTCATGAACTCAGCAGCCCCAGGGTCCCCCTGGTTTGCCAGCCTCATCTGCCTTCGGGCCAGTTGGCCTCTGCCTCCCCCTAAATAGGGATTAAATCGCCTATCAAAATCTACAAGTGCTGCCGTTGTTGCGGCTGCTTTTTGTTGGGCTACTGTAAGATCTCTAACTGCTTTTGCGTGAGCCCTGACCTTTGTAGTTGCTTGTGATAATGAGTTTGAATAGGGATTTAGCTTATTTTTTACCTTATCAATAGCTGTTCCCAGTTCAGAATATTCTTTGCCACCTAAAGCTACATTATCCCTAAGGTTTTTAAGTATCTCCAATGACGACTTGAGCTGATTTGTCGTGGCATTCTGCGACGATGCCAGCTTCTCCGCTGCTTCACGGAGATTCAGCATGGACTGCTTGGCAGGCTCAGCAGCACTCTTTAGTGCGCCAAGGGCCTTCCCTAGGGCTGCTACATCATCTTGCCCATATACCTTACCCCTAATCTCAACTTCTAGCTTTTTTCCTGCCACTTGTTTACTCCGAAGAGTTTAGAATTCCAAGAGCTGCTGCCTCCATCGTTTGAATTCCTTCAAACAAGTTGACGGCATTCTCCTCCTTAATTGAGTATAAACGGCACAGCCATTGTAATGATTGATAATTTAACCCAACATAAGCTCCCATCTCGACTTTCCACTGGGTCTGCATACGCAGAAACATCATTACGATGTCCCAGTTCTCGTCTAAGACTTCAAAGTCTTTGTTTTGGTCTTTAAATACAACATTGAATACCGCAGCGTCTCCCTCAAGGCTTTTTTGCGCCGAAGCCCCGCCCCGTGCCCAGTATTCAGCAGCACTCTCTAGGTTGACTTTTTTTCGTCATCCAAGCTGTTGAGGTATGCCCGGATCACACCCTTTGTGAAGCATGGATCATCAATTAGATCTCGCAGCTCACGCGCATTAAATGCAATCTCCTTGCCTGCCTCGTCGGTGACTTTGTCCCAACCTACTAAAACAGCCTCGATCAACTCAGTATCACCCGAGTCGGCGAGGCGTTGGAAGTCTGATCGTCCAATCCGCTTGAAAACTGCTTCAAAGGTGTCAGTTTCAAACCGGCCATCATCAACTGGATAGCTGACTTTGACCGGCCACTTGTAAGTGCTGGACTTCTTACGGATGAAGGTCATCTAGGGAACTACATTCCCTATTATTCTATTGATCAAGTGTATACAAGATCAAAGTCGTCGTTGCCACTGGTTGGTGTGGCTTGGTACGGCATATTCAGCATTTGGACTGAATTGTCCTCGCTGTATGTCGGAGCTCCAAGGCTGCAGCGTGCAGCACTGAATGTGACGATGTTGCCTGCGGTCTGACCGTGTTGGAAGGTCAGGTTGCCCGTGCCTGCAGTCTTGGCAATTGCGAAGTAGTCCTTGTCTGCCAGCACAGGTGCTTCGATCACAACATCACCAGCAGGTGCACGATCAAGGATCATCACCTCACCAGTTGAGTCACCAATCAATTGGCGGTAAGTCACCTCATTAGATACAGCCATTGACAGGCTGCTCAGGCGACCGGCAAAGCTGTGGAACTGAAAGGAGCTGGTGTTTCCCTGCTGGAACAGGACTGGCTGCTCTTGATCACCATAGGAGATCGTATATGTTGATTGAGCAGTGTCTGTTGGATCTACGTAGATCCCTGTTAACTCGAAATCAATGGTTGGGATTTCGTTGTTGGTTGCATTTAAGGTAAACGTCCCTCTAGCTCCTTTCACCTTGTGTTGCACACCATCTACGTTGTAGACCAGCGTGACAGAGTCATTTCCTGTAAATGAGGAAATAGGATCATAGGTGACGGATGTACTGGCGGCGATAGTCTCCGCCATTCCGCATGCCCGAAGTACATCTCCGTAACGTGGTGCCGTACCCGCTGTTCCAGAGCCGGCTAATTCAACGGAGAATGAGCACCGCACCCGCTTGTTCGCCAAGAGTACGTCTGAGCTGCCGAAATACGGCCGAACAAGATCTCGCGATACGCTGTCACTCTCAAAGGGAGTTACTTCCAGATTCCTGACGAGAATTGCGTCTGATCCCGTAGGGGTGACGTTTGTTGCATAGGTTGCTTCAATCTTCGCTAACAGGATCTTCTTGCGACCCAGAAGTGCCATTGTCTGTTACCTCAATCGGTTGTTCATGGACGGGGTGACGACGGCCAGTCTCTGGGTCATAAATATATTGACCCGAAATGCCCCAATACTCGTCATTTGCCCACGGCTTAGACTCCTGGATGGAAGTCATTGGGTACTACCCTCCCGTGTACTCTTTAATGTTAACTATTACGATGTCAAGCTATTTACTTGAGTTCGGTAAGTGATTGTATATCTACTTGAGACAATACCTGCTGGCATATCTGCCTCCATAAAGTCAAACTTTGTAGGTCCAGCATTAATATCAAGTGCCAATCCACCCAAGGTGTGATCAGCCATTATCTTGCTGTGCATTGACTCCACGACAGGGTCTGCCAACCCTTCAGGGCTGTTTCCCCGTACAAACACACTAAGGATCAAGTCCAGTGTGCGTGTATGGATTCCCAGGACCTCCTCTTCCGGTGTATCCATTTCACTGGTCACCATCAACGCAGGTGTCTCGTTACGTGCCAGAGGCTCACTCCTGTTCCGATAGATTCGGGTGCCCACACCAGCGGTGCCCGTCAGCGCTGTCATCACCGCCTGAAGAATAGTTTCTCTTTTCGTCGCCATTTCAACGATTAGGCGGTGTCATTTTGTTCGCTGAGAAAATCACAGCAACCATCACCAAGACGACTACAAACAGATAAGTCATTGGAAAGTCATCTTGCACCCTGATTATATTTATTCCTTTTCCTTGCCTATGATTTAGCGGCTTCCATTAATGCACTCTCAAGAGCAGGTGCGGGCTCGGTGATTTGGTCCAGGTGGCCGATTATCATCGTGTTCACAAGCAGACCACCGTGAATGTAGGCAAGATCAGTGCTCTGGTATTGATCAGGCGAAATTTTTTGCTTAAGCCCTGCACCGCAGACTCGAAATTCTTTTTCACCTAAAACAATAGTGTTTTTGGCTAGGTGTAAATCACTTGGTGATTTATAGAACAAGAGTTGACTTTGAGGATATTCTTCATTCTGTCGAATAAAACCGGAGTCCAACGCATCAGGATAGTACTCATCTAAGTAGTCTCCTTGCTCTTCAGTATCAACATGTAGGCCTACGAGGCCAGCTTTATTCATGTCAATCGCTAGCCGAGTCGCTAATACACCAACTGTTGTTTGTTGACGAAAAGGTGCGAGCTTATTGGGTTCGCGTTTCTCGCGAAATGCTATGTAACCCTCATTTGAATGAAAGTTCATTTGCAGCGTCAACAATCTATCTAGCGCTTCATCAAGAGTGAAAGACTGAGGCGTTACGATGTCATCTTCTATGTCACCAATGGTGCCAAAATCGTCACTTACTTCACCGCCGAGGCAATACGAAACGCTGTCGTCGATACACTCTTTCAATAATTCAAGTTCATTGTTGTAACGATCAAATGCTTCACGAATGAAAAGTTGATGCAGATCGAGTACACCAAAATCATAGGTAGGTATATGATTGTGAAGTTCCATGTTACGAGACAATCACTTGGCAAGTGTAGGTGTGCCACAAAGCTCCTGTTGAGGCATTTCCAGTTCTAATGTCGATATAATGGGGCCCCCAAGTACTACTTGCGGTGTTATATCGATTTTGGTAATATGCATAAACCCTGTAGTCATTGCCTTGATCAAAATGTACCCATTGAGATGCAACGTATTGGGAGGTGCTGTTGCTAGGGCTGTTGATAATACTGTGAATCATTTCCGTATCGGCGTTGCCATTGGACTGTATCTCGATGACTTTGAAGTAGATATAGTCTTGTGATGCCGTCCAGTTGCCGGTGCCTTTTCGGAAGATGGCATTTAGTAACACCCAGCCACTCGTCGCAGCTGTAAAATTTATCGCTTGGCCTACGTAATTCGTACTCCATCCGCCAGCAGCTCGATTAATCGTTACGGCGATTGTTGTCCCGAGCTCATGAGGAGTGGAAGTGTATGTTTGCGAGCCACTATATGCAGTTACAGTCGGGTTATTCCCAGATCTCGTGTTGTAGCTGGAGACATCATAGAAGTTCCTGTATATGTAGCCGGACGAGCTTGACTGGCCTGGGATTACCCAAGCGTGTAGTTCAATGCCGTAGTAATCGGATACACCAGTAGCTGTTACAAATGAGGAATAGTAGTTTGTATCACCCCTAAGCACTACTCGTTTATCGCGGCTCTGGTTCGGTCCATTGGCGATGTTGTTGTGGTTGTCACTAATCCCCATGCCGTGGTATGTACTATCGCGAAATTGACCCGCGGAGCTATGCCACGTCGCAGATCCGGTCGTGATAGTAACGTCGTACACTTTCCCGATCACAAATGAGGTCCTATCAATGTTGACCTCTCCCGCGCCATCACCAACGCTGACCCAGCCACCAGTTACACGCGAGCCGAGGGTCGGCGATGTAATGGTGTTTGTTGACGTTGCACTAGCAATAGCCAGTGTCGCAGTCTTTGGTGAGTCGGATGCTGTGGCACTAGCCACAACGCAGCTAATTGAGTAAGTTCCAGTAGAGCTCGGCCACGTCAGGGTGATCGCCGTGGTCCCCTGCCCGGTGAAAGTGAGTGGAGTCGCTGAGGCAGTACCGTAAAAGTCATCGAGCGAAATTACTCCACTTGTAGGCACACCGCTATTAACACTGATGTTGGGGACTAAAGTTCCGCCTTTGTAGTACTCATCTAATCCATGCGGACTTGAACCCCCAAACTCGGTTGCGAGATCGTTGATTGAGATTGCCCCTGACGATTGCAGGGCAGAGCCGCCTGATGTGCCGCCTGTACCTGTAATTGACCACTGATAGGTCTCGTCGGTCAGTGTCGCCGCGTCTGTGATACTGCCTATGGTGTACGTTTCTTGAGTTGATATAACTGGGCTGGCATTACCTGTGATTGCTGGGGTGCCGAGATATAACGTGCCTACGGTTACAGTTACCGCCTTTGTCTGTGTGACAGGTGAGTCTGTAGCCGCACTGTCGGTGACAACCACTTGAACTGTCTGAGTGCCGGTACTCGTGAAATTAAAATTCGCTGTATTTCCAGAGGAAGAAACAAGTGTACCTCCAGAAGCGATGCTCCACGTATAGACCGGGTTGGCGGCGTCACCTCCGATCGCAGCTGTATATGTGTACGGGCCATAGGACGCCCCAATTTGTGCAGTTGCAGATCCGCTAATGGTTACGGACCCGATTGTTGTAGGTGTAGCAGATTGGAGCGTATAGTCCTGGGCCATTGCTGCCCATAGATATTTCCCAGATCCGTAATTAGGACTGCTCGATTCTGCATAGAGATAATACCCAGTGGTGGAACCATCCGAATCTCTTGTGCCACCAGTTGCACTTGATGGTGTCCCGCCCCGGTCGTAGTTCCAACGCTGCGCGGAGCTTGTCGTAGAGGTAACAGCCGCCCAGCCACTACTAAAAGATGGCATCGATGAGCTGTTATTTGTACTATTTTTAATCCAGTGAGGGTTTGATGTTCCGCCCTGATATCTCGTGGTCTGAGGGTCAAAATCTAGGTCACCTCCAGATGTCCCATTCAGCTCCATATCATCTAGCTGGACATCTGCTCTCCAGTAGGATTGCCCTGTGTATTTAAGAACGATCCTCCCAGTTGTTCCGGCGTATGAGGAAAGATCTTCTGTATATGAGTCCCAAGTGCTGGTCGCGTTGCTGTGCTGTTGACCTGTAATAGCCCTCAGTTGATTAAAAGTACCATTAGATTCTCGCCAATAAACCGTCAGCGTTCCGATATTGGCGCCATAAGCATAATATTTCCACTTGAATTCGTTTGTCATTTTCTATTTGCCTTGATCATAGATGTGAGCCTTTAACTCATTAATCTCGGTTTGTTGTTCCTTAATTGCTTCTATGCACAATGCCAGTAGGTTTCCATAAGCAACTGACTTGATGCCAGCGGAATCTTCTGATACGACCTCGGGTAATACTTTCTCTACTTCTTGAGCAATTACCCCTGCACTTCTTGCTGAGCCTTCAATATCCTTTCGATTAAATGTAACCCCACGGATTTTCGACAGCTTTTTCTTTGCGTCAATAATTGGCTGGATATCGCTCTTGAGCCTCGCATCGGAGTACGCCGTTACGTTGCCAGTTGCAGTCAGATTCCCTGTAGCCCTTGCGAAAGTAAAGCGTGTCGTGGTGCCGTCTCTGATCAATAAATTATCAGCGCCTGTGCTGTTCATATCCATATGCATGTCAGACCCATCGCAGTGCATCTCAAAATCTGCACCGGTACCCCAATTAATATTGACGTTGTCATTCATCGTGATGGCAGAGGCCCCACCACCACCGCCGCCGCCACCACTCACTGTGGTCCAGGAACATACGCCAGACCCATTCGTGGTCAGCACTTGGCCATTTGTGCCTGCGCTGCCCGGAAGGGTCATGCTCCAGCTGGAGCTGAAGTTTGCGTGAGCTGGTGCTTGTAGAGTTACGTTGTGAGAGTTATTTTCACAATTTAGAATACATTTTCCCTGGTTAGATGATCCGTCGCCCTCGATAGTGACAGAACCACTGGAGTTTATTACAACCGTACCTGTGGAATCAGGCAGTGTGATTGTATTGTCTTGGGTAGGGTCAGTAACAGTCAGAGTGGTTTCATGCGCATTACTGGAGGCGCCTTCAAAAACTAAATCAACACCAGTTGTGAGCATTACATTTTTATTCATAAATTTAGTATTTCCACCACCCTGAAGCATTATTCTATTAGAGTCAGAACCAGCGCTTATTACATCAAGGTAAAGTCTAGCGTCCTCTGTTCCATCAGTTTCATCACCTGCGTAAGCGTATATGCTCGAATATAATATTTTTTCATCGTTATCATTTTCACCGTAAAAACGAATTTTGCCTAAAGTGTCATTGTTACTAGGTGACGCACTGTTCCGGTAAAGATCAATAAAAGGACCTGCACCACTTCCTGCGTCAGTCGATGTGACGCTAATGGCCCCAGTGATATTGATATCGCCAGTACCAGTGATGTCGTTGCTGTTTAGCTCTAAGTCTCCACCAAGTTGTGGAGTAGTGTCTTCTACAACATTAGAAAGACCGCCACTGCTTATTGTGGTCCAACTTGTGGTCCCATAGCCATCGGTCGTTAGAGCTTGACCACTAGTGCCATTACTGGATGGCAGTACAAAGCTGGTATTGCTGGTTAAAGCAGGTGATTCCAGCTTTACATAATGGGAGTTACCTGAATCCCACAGCTGTAGCCTTGCATTCCCGCCCGTCCCTTTTATTTGAAAAATTCGGGGAATTAAACTAGCGAGCTCGGTGCTGCTATCTTCGTTATAGAAGTAAAGTTGATCAGTAGCTATAACACTAAGGGTGTAACTTCCTACAGTGCCGTGATAGATACTCATATCAGTATCTGCGCCGAAAACGATCCTGTCGTCAGTACTGGCGGCGCTATCAGCTAGGACAATATTTTTCCCATTGACATCCAGATTGCCACCTAGCTGTGGGCTTGTGTCTGCGACAACTGAGGCGATTCCACCGCTGCTTGCTCCGATCTCGACAACAGCTGCTGTGCCATCGTCTTTCTTTCCGTAGAGCTTGCCGTCATACGAATTCCAAGCTAGCTCCCCGAGATCGAGATCACTTGTTGTGGGAACTCTGTTCTGAACGCTAGAACGCTTCAGCTTAAAAGTGTTTGCCATGTGGCTGTCCTACCTGTGGCTATTTAGCCGGACCTAAAACAATTTTAAGTAGGCTCAGAAGCTACCACCATCAAAGGTAATCCCATCAATTGTTCCCCCATCAATATTCACGCTTGTGTGTGCCTGTGTCGCCATACTGCCCAGGCCCAAGGTGGTGCGTCCTGCGGCTGCGTCTGCATCATCAAGCAGGCTGCGACCGAATGCCGTTAGAGATGTCAGCGCAGCTGCCGATGCTCCGGTGTAATAAGCAAACTTATTAGCTGCAGGAGTAAGCCCACCAACAGTGGACAGAGCAGCAGTCAGCGAGATTGTCGGGTCGCCAGAAATGAAGTCTCCATCACTGACAGCTAGACCGTCGCCCGATTTTGCAATTGAGCGGACTGTGTATGTGCTAGCGCCAGTGCGGACAATAGGACCACGAGTCGCGAAGTTATGAAGCGCAGCGGCCTGCCCAGTTAGGGCGACATCGTTGGTGCCAACAGTGATGCCTGTGCCTGCGCCTACGTTAAAGGCTGTCCCTGTTTGGGATAAGCCGTTCCCAGCAGTGATATCACCTGCTTTTGAGAACTGTGTAAAGGTTAAATCAGTGGTCCCAACCGTGATGTCATCATTGGTTGTTAAGACAAAACCTTTGTCCGCATTATCAGTACCTTCTTCAATGAAGGTAAACATCCCAGCGCTAACTTCAGCATCAGCATTGGCATCTACTGCTCTCTGAAAAACGGGTGAACCCTCGATTGACCTGTAATGATAGATCCCGTTGTAAGCAGCATCTGTTTGGTCCTTAACCAGAACGCGATCCCAATTGGCCGTGCTTAGCGTTACGCCATCAATGCTTGTCGGCACGCTCCCACCCGACAGTGCGATGTTCGCAGTTGTTGCAACGCGGCAGGACGCTTTAATGTCTAGGCCATTAACAACGCTGTCTGTGTAGCCCTTGGTGCAGGCGTCGCTATCTGAAACAGGTGTGGCCAGATTTGTGATCTTCTGGCTGTTCATCGACACGGAACCGGTCGGAGCAGCCATCTGGTCCAGCCTGCTGAGGCGAACCGATGTATCAAAATCCAAGATCTTGCTGCTGCCCAGGCTCGGAATGTCGCCAGCGGTCAGATCCGCACCAGCTGTTACGAGACCATCGGCGTCATACGTGATTTTGGCCTTAGTCGCCCCTGTGATCGCTGTATTGGCTACTAGGTAGCCCTGTGCTTGCACATAGGCCGTCGTAGCAACCTTCGTCGAATCATCCGAGCTTGCAGCAGTGGTTGCTGTGGCAGCACCTACATCTACAGCGCCAGTGAATGTTTTATCGCCAGAGATATCTGTCTGGTCGGTGGTGAGGGTGACGAACGCACCTGCTCCGCCGATAGCCACAATACTTGTTGCACTACCGCCAGAACCTCCTGTACCCTCGCCAATGAATAACTTTTTGGATTGCTCCGAGTAGGCTAACTCAGCATTTTCTAGAGTTGTCGGAGAAGCAGTGTTGGTAGAACGCTTTATCCGAATTGTGTTAGCCATTGGTCAAAATGCACCGCCATCGGTTAATGTCGTTGTAGACCATGTATTGTCCGCTTTGAATATCCCAGCGGCCTGGTCATAGTACACAACGCTCTCATCTATTTTACTATTTGTCTCTGCACGTACCTCATTCCCTTCTACTACATATGGCAAGCTATTAAAGCTTGTTGTGCCATCTCCAATCTTCAATGCCTGACTGTCGCTGATATATCCAATCTCCCCCTGCTTTAAGACTGGGTTTGATGCTTGCCACTCTGCGGCTGTGGCGTTTCTGATCGCAATGACTACACCCATCAGGCACCTCCACCACCAATAACGTTGGTGCCGTCGTCCCCTTCAGAGTCGACCCACTTATCTCCATCGTAAGTTAAGAAATCGCCGCTCTCTGGATTTCTGATCGTCACATCTTGTAGGTCGCCAATGCCATAGTTGCGTGGCGTGACACCTGGGACCGTCTCGTCGAACGGTAGACGTTGCAAGCCAATCTGTACAAACTTGCCGTCATCCAGTCGCATCACCTCTCGCACTTGGTAGCCAATTCCATCGACCACCATGCCGTCGCCATAGGTAAGCGTCCCAAAGTCAGACCACTTCGCTGTCAGGGCGTAGTCAGTCGTAACTACGGAGCCATCCGCGATTATGTCTGCGGGCATGTCGAGGAGTCCCTTACCGCTTGTCGATCCAGCGGTACAGGTGACCCCGAAGTCTCCAAAAAATACGTCTAGTGGTTCAGCAAATGCCATCTCACCAATTAAAAGAGCCCCAGCCGGAGCCGGGGCGTGTACCTAGTGGCTCACTCTGCCTTGGGGGCAACCTTTTTACGCGCTGGCGGCCTAGGTGGGCACTTGGCCGGGCTTGCAGCTGCCTCTTCCTCTCCATCGAGGTCGAATTCAAATGCAATCTCGGCTTTACCCATCCCGAGGAGGAGGTTTGCCTCCCCGGTGGCAAGGTCCAGCACGGCACCGGCTTTAGCTTTTTGGCCAGAAACCAGTGTCTCCGTCAGGAACTTGATCTTCATGATCAGACACTCATTACACAGAATGCTTCGGGGTAGCGAACCGCGAAGTCCATATCTTGCAGGGCAATGATGCGGGTGTTACCAGCAGTTGCGCCCGTGTACGGATCAGTAGCAAGGTCAAGGCCAGACCACATGCCGCACAGCAAGTTGTTCGTTGCGCCGAAGATCGCGTCGGAGTTGGCGAGCTGGTTGGATACCAACGCCTCATAGCCGTTGATGCGGCCATCCTCATAGACAAACATTCCGGTGTTTGTCGCTTTCTCAGTGGACTTCAGAGCACCTCGAGCATTGGCTGAGATGATGTAGCGCATGGAGCCGATCTCGGCATTTGCCGCTGCAACACTCGTTTCTGCTGCGATGTACTCGGCGAACGTACCGTACGTACCCGCACCACCGGCAATCGTGACTGAGCCGACGCCAGTTACGTTTTTGATGCCCTTGGGCTGGTTGGAAGAGCCGGTGCCATAGATGGCAGCACGGTCAATCTCCAGGGCCAACACGCGAGCCAGATCCTCGCGGATCATGTTCTCTACGCCGATCGATGACTGCAGCAGCAGGCGCCTTGAGTAATCAACGAATGCACCAACGGTCTTCGGTGCCAGGTTGATTTGCTCGAACGCTTGTTGTGATTCGGTAGGAGCAGATCCTTCCCCGACCCAATACGCTGTGGAAGAGCTTGACATCTTCGGCACAGCAACCATGCCTTGCAATCCCTGGAGCATGGTGGCGCCACCTTGCCCAATGATCGCTGACTTGTTGCGCAGCAAATCAATAAACGAACCGCTGTCCAGTTCGGTCTCAACCAAGAAACCGCCGTCTGCGTTTGTGCCAACGGTCAGGTCACGATTAAGGACCTCATTTGGGACAAGGAAGCCTGCAGGTGAACGGCCATAGCGCTTAGCAGTTGCATCGGAAACTTCCCGCTCATAAGAGGCCGCCTCCTGTGCATGGCGATCTGCAGGGTTCGCCAGGGCATTCAATGCGCGGACGAAGGAGAAGTGCTTTACGTCCTCCTCGTGATTCAGAACCACAGGGGTCTGTTGTGCTGCGATGGGTTGCTCCATTACTTCGTTACGGATTTCGATTTTGGACAGAATTGCCTCACGGGCTTCATCGACGCTTCGACCGCCGTCGATCAGTTCACGGGAGAGATCGGACATGCCGAACTTCTCGCCCATTGCAGAGATGGATGCGATGCGGCTACGTTCTGCCTCGACGGCTTCACTCCGAATCACCTCCAGATCAGGGGTGTTTTCCATTTCAACTGGTTCAGGTTGTTGATCAGGTGATGCGGCGATTGCCGCCTCTTCAGCTACGAGTGATCGGCCAAAGCCAATCGATGCGTCACTAGGAATCACCGCGACAGTTAATTCGTATGGACTCCAATTAGTCGCTACGACATTGTCGCCTCGCTCTTCCATATTATTGATCATATATCCAACACTTATTCCTCGAAGAATTCCATCTTCTACGTCTCGCATTACTTCTTGCGCGAACGGATTAGAGGAAAAGCGGACCTGTGCATAGCCACGTTTCTTTTTCTCATCCACCCACGCACGCTCCACAACACCAATAGGTTTATCGGGATCGTGATTAAAGAGCAGAGGCGCACCGTCGTTTAATCGCGAGAGGTCAACATCTTCCGAACGGTGGCTAAGAACTTCGTTGCCAAAATAACGTTTGACAGGTTGCTCACTACTGAACGGAAACTGGAAAGTCTTTGCATCAATGGACCTAAAGGCCGTTGCGTCCATGCGCTGGAGCAGCTCTGTTTCAACGGCAGCCCGCTCTTCCACATGTTCCTCAGGAGGGGAGAGGTCAATAGCCTCTTCACTAGCAGTAAGTTCTTCTGCATTAGCCTCATTTTCTGTAGTCATTTGCCTAGGTACTTTTTGGCCTAGGCTAAATATAAGTATTACTCTTCTTCTTCCTGAATGTTTTCCTCTACTTCACTATGTAGAGCAACTCCAAGATCTTCGGCCATCTTTCTTTCTCTTGAAATCTGTTGAAGATTATCCTCTAGGTCGGTTCCTAGTTGCGAACATATTTGCGCCTTAGTCATATACCCACGGTCCTCCATTAATGCATAGGCATTGGCCTCCTTGAGCGGATCGACCCACGCATACCCTCGGCACATGAACATCGGACTGTCATATCGTTCTGGCCGTACTTCATAATCAGCCAGCTTTAGTTCACCACCCAAGACAGCTAGATCGAGCCATTCGCGGAATACCCGCAGATGGAAATGCTCGATCATATATTGCTGCATCTTCTTGTAATGGTCCCGATCCTCAAGGAGGCTCAAGCGTGCGCTGCTGTAGTTCGTCTCTGAAAAGTCTTTTGAGCAGCTTTGATATGAGATCCCCATTCCAGCGGCGAACCTTCTGGTTTTTGCCCTGGTGAACATGTCATACTGTTGGTCAGGACTACCCAGGTCTGGCACCGTAATGCCTTCATTGCTATTGAGGTAGTGGAATTTGCCGGGCTCGAATTCAGTTATTCTCTGCTCACCTTCCACATCGTCGTACTCAGAGATTTCCCCGGCATCACTAGTGATAAAACCCATGACACTTGCCGCAGACCTTGCTCGAATCGTCGCGGCTTCGTCATATCCACTCAGCTGATGCAGGTCTGACATCACACTTGCGAACCACGGCACACCTCGGCTTTGCAGTGGTCGATCGAGGGGTCCGGTTAAATGGATAATGTCATCTGCCGGCACAAGCTTGTGCCTTGTTTGAGCATGGGTTTTGTTACCTGTTACCCATTGATCTCCTGGATGCCGATTGTAAAGTGCGTATCGCACCGGCCGCTGCTCAGGCGTCATCTCGATGCCCATGCGCCACTCGTTATCCGGGCTCAGCAACTTGCCAGCATAGTTTTCATCTAACTGATCCCCTTCGATCGGCTCAAGACTTAGTTTTACCTTACTTTTGCCGACAGCTTTCCTATGGATGCGAAAGAATATTTCCCCTGAAGTTGGGATCGCACCTGCAATTAAGTACTCAAGATCTCTAAAGCTATGGCGCCCCGACAATTCACAATTTCCAACCCGGCACCAATGGTCCCAAGATCGCTCGATCATTGCATTGATCGTTGTCGCTCGCTTCGTGCCTCGTGCATTCATCACCTGGGCCTGCAGCTTCATCCCGCTACCTACCACGTTGAGGCGAATCACTCGCACGGCATTTGCCGCGTGTGGGTTGTCCCGTACCAACTGACGACTTCTGTCGCGCAGTTTACCTAGGGAGTTCTTTATCTCTGCATCAGCAGATGTTGACCCTGTAATCCAATCACTGCTAAGCCTGTTGATTACGGCACCCGCATATGATCGTCGCAACCTCCTAGGTGCAGGCTGCTGAGGCTCTTCTTTCTTAAACCCTAGAGCATTCAGAATTCGTGTACGCAGTCCCATTACTTACCAAAGCGGATGAAGAGGTTATGCGGATTACCTAGTCCATTTCTAATTGTCTCTTGCTTCTTCTCGCGTACAATCTCTGCCTTCAATTGTGACTTAAGCACCAACAGTTCGCCCATGTCGTAGCGCTTAAGCTGTCGTCCTCCAATTCGGTATTCCTTACTTGCACCACCTTGTGCAATAGCCCTGATGGCGGCCTCAACGTCAGCTAGGTCTTTTTCCGCTTGACTCCTGCCGTCGTATGCATTGGCTGTGCCGCTGAAGTGCAGGTTGACCAGGACCTTTGTTTGCCCTGAGCCCAGCGTAATAACATCTGTCCCTTTGTAGGCTGTCGCTTGCCAGTACCAAGTCCCAGGGAGCATTGCCCCTGTCGTTCCACTGGTAAGGGTTGTCTCCCAGCCGTCTCCATAGGCTTCGGCTGTTGTTGTTACTCCATTGCCGGCAGCATCTGTCCTGATTGAATACTCAAGTGTCCAGGTGCTATCAATCGTATTGCCTAAGTTGTCCTGGGTGGCTACATCGCGAAATTTTATTGTGTCGCCCTGCCGGATCTCACTGGGAATTTTCACAGAACTCACCAATTAGTGACAAATGCCGGTTTAGCGGCTTTTCTTGATTTTACTTTTGATTCCGCTGTCTTTTGACTTGTTTTTTCCAATCTGTGCGACATTTGCTGCCAAAATGTACTTTTATCGTACTTACTAATCATTAAGTCAAGCCCTGCTCTTGCATAGACCAAGCAGTCGAGAGCTTCGTTCCTTGCTCCTGGCTTCTTGACATATTCTCGTACAACAAAGCCTTTCACAAATCGGATTGCTTGCTTCTCTGCTGTGAGCTCCTCAAAGTACTTTTCGCCTGTCTCGCCGTGGAAATGAAGCGTGCCGGGGCCTTCTTCGTTGTTCTTCAGCCTGCCAAAAATTGTGTCTTTTATGCATTGTGTCCCAACCAAATAAACCTGTGCCCCCTTCTTGATTCGTTTATTCTTAAATGCGATATCAACTCTTGAAGGCTTGCTAATTGATGGCCGGCCCCTCTGTGATGAACCCTTAATAGCGATCACCCCATAGGCAGCACGTTCTCTAGCAAATTGATACGTCTCATGTGTTGCCCAACCACCTGAGTCGATGGCTACCACGTCTGCACGTAGGTCCTTCCCGTTCTCGTGCTCCCATTTCTTTGTGATCAATTGATCCAGTTGTCTCCACACCTCAGGCCTCTGTGGGTCGCCCATGACCTCCTGATGGTCAATCAGCCATCCCTCCTCTGGTCCTCTATCGGCTGGATCGTTCTTACCCCAGGCCCATGTGGACACCACAAGCCGATCCCCTGTTGTCCCGCCTCCACCCTGCACGTCTACGCCCATCGTGACCACCAAGGCTCCGTTGGGTAGCTTTCCTGGTTCGTACGGCTCACAACGCTTCAGCAAGCCCTCAGCATTGATCTTGTTCGCGTAGTCGTCCGCATAGGTAATGCCAAGTCTCGTATTCACAAACACACGCAGCAGTGTTTGGTCTTCTCTTGCCTTGATGAATTCATCGACTAAGTCCGCCCAGGTGATCCAGCCTGCCGGCGCATACAGCGTGCTCAGTTGAAATCCAGCTGTTTTTCCATCGCCAGGTGCTGTCGCACGCCATTCCCCTGCTCTCAACATCTTCGTTTTATGCGCATCAGTAAACGTTCCGCCACACGCTGGGCATTCATAGCGAGCTGTGCTTGGATCATCGTCGTCCCAGCGCATTTGAGACCACTCCAGATATTGCATTTCCCCACAAATTGGGCACGCAACGTAGTATCTTCTTTGGTCACTTATTAAATACTCCTTTTCAACACGGCTGAAGTCCTTAACAGTAGGAGTACTCGTATATACCAGCTTCCTCTTGCTACCAAAAGTACTTGTTCTTTTTTCAGCCAGCGATAACGGATCACCTTCTGCATCACCACTTCCAGCCCCCACTGCTGCCGGATATGCGTCAACCTCGTCAGCCAAGACGTAGCGGCAAGGCATTGAGCGTAAGTTTGATCCACTATTGGCACCACACAAAATGAAGAGTCCATTGGGATACTCAACGCTGAACATTGTCCGCGAGGAGTCCCTAGAACGGGCAGCTGGCACTTTCTCTCGAAGCCTTGGAGTCTCTTCCAACAGTGGCCCGATACGCTGTTTGCTAAAGCGTTTTGCTAGCTCAACAGTTGGCTGGATGATCATGCAGGGTCCGCCGGATATATCGATCTGCCATCCCAGGTAGTTTGCGATTAGTTCTGACTTTCCTAGCTGCGCACCACACATCAATACCACTCGCTGGAATCTAGGGTTGGTTAATACCTGCATCGGCTCTCGCAAGTATGGCGTCGTATCTGTTTTCCACTTACCTGGCAGGCTCGAAGCTTTCGCCGATAGCATCCTATATTTGTCTGCCCATTCATCGACCGCTAGGTCTTCGTCAGGCTTTAGACCGCTAGCAAAACCTTTTGTGTAGATGTCAGTCATTCTCTACTGGCAAGCTCCTCAAGCACATTTCTATGCTCTCGTTCTAGGATTTCCCTAACAGTGATCGGATCACTTTCTGCTGCCACCTCATGGCAAATTCGATCGGATAGCGTCATCAGCGCATCCCTGACTATTCGGCCCATCCCAAAGGCCTTCTGCTTCACTTGGTCCGCTGGGACAAGCTTCCCTTTCTGCTCCTCCACCTGGAGCTTCGCCAGTTCTGCCAGATAGTGTTCCCTTTTCGCTCGCGACTCATTTAGATCTGGAATGTGCTCCGGCTGTTCATCAACCGGCAGTTCAACAACTTTCAAATTCCCAGAAATTTTTGAGTTGTGAGTCGGTTTCGTATTTTTATCCCACAGTTCCAGAGCCAGATCTCTATCCAGCATCTTCTTCCCGTCTTGCTCGACGACTGCTTTTCCAATCCTGTCCGTTCGGATCGCAGCAGTGACCGCTCCTTTGGTTACGCCCTTGATCTGCGCGAACTCGCTGAACGTTACAAGCACCAAATTTCCTTGTCCCCTGAAAGCCTAATCATCAGCACACCTGCAGCTGGTCGCCATCTAGCGAGCTGAGCTTTTGGATGCGTCTCCACGCATGCTCACTGTAGAAGGTTTGTTTCTTGTACCACTCCTCTACGGGTGAATCCTTCTTGCTGCTATTGCACTTTCGGCAACATGGCACCAAGTTCCCAATGACATGAGGGCCTGATTGAGTCACAGGCCTTACATGGTCAATCGTTAGCCGTTCAGTGCTTCCGCAGTATGCGCAAGCGTGCCCAAATAGTTCCCAGCGCTCTTCCAGCTCTGCCGGCGATGCCTTGTAGTTGTGATTCCCGTTTTGAGCAGTCCGCCGCCTTTGGTTCTTTTGACGGAGTCTGCCCACATGAAACTTTGGGTCGGTCTTTCGCGCCTCGTAATGATTTCTGCTGTTTGCATTCTTGCGCTCCCTGTAATCCTTTGCCATTTCTGGGTCACGAGCCATGATCTTCATCTGGTCGTCGTAATACAGACGGGCACGCAGCACCTCACACCGAACACACCTTCCAGTGCTCCTGTAGCGAAGTGATTTTTCAGTACCGGGAAAACTATGGCCACGCGGACAAAGCTTTCCGAGGAAGTAAACCTCTGGATCAAACATCTCCAGGCCTCTGTTCTAAAAGTTGACAGGACCATGTCCACTTATTAGGATAAGCGACTGACTTGATGTAATGAGACTCGAGAGACAGTTTTAGATACTTATTTGCCGTGATTAGAATGCCCTGTTGAATACCTCCCCGCCCAGAATCTAGGCAAAAATTGGGGTTAGAAGTCTCCA